TTAATAACAGAAACGTAATGATTGGATTGTTCTCTGCTATCCAAGACACCCCTATTACTGACTCGCTCTTCTTTGAGCCAAAGTTTACAGAGCTAGACAACATTCCTGTCGGGATGTTCGAGCGATTCTTACAAGCCACTGGAGGCAGGTAGATGACATACTTAGAAGCAATTAACAGCGTCCTCCGCAGGTTGAGAGAAGATGAAGTCACCACTACAAACGAAACCTCGTATTCTTCTTTGATAGGCGATTTAGTCAATGACGCAAAAAAGCTAGTAGAAGATTCGTGGACATTTTCCTCACTAAGAAGCACTATCCAAGTTGCTACGGTAGTGGGTCAGGCAGAGTATTCGCTTACTGGCTCAGGTCAGAGTGCAGTGATTAAGCAAGCAATGAGTAGCAGTGGTCACGGATTCTTGACGCTGAACACTGTGCCGTATTTTGACAACCTATACTTCAATCAAACTCCCGCAAATGCAGTGCCTACCGACTACATTGTTAGTGGAGTAGATGATAATGATGATCTTAAGGTTAAGGTTTATCCACAACCTGACGCTGTGTACACGCTAAGGTTTGACATCGCTGCACCACAGGCTCTACTAACAGCAGATGCTACTAAGATCAAAGCCCCATACCATCCTATCGTACAGATGGCCTACGCAATGGCTCTTCGCGAAAGAGGTGAAACAGGTGGTCAGTCAGCAGCCGAGCAGTTTGCCGTAGCTTCATCAGCGTTGTCAGATGCAATTGCAGTAGACGCTAACAGATACCCCTTAGAAACAACTTACATGGTGGTGTAGATGGCTCAACAACTACAGAGCATTACAATTACCGCTCCGGGATTTGCGGGTATTAACACCCAAGACGCACCTCTCGCGCAAGAGCCTAGCTTTGCTGCTGTTGCGGATAACTGTGTAATTGACAAAGAGGGAAGGATAGCCTCGAGAAAAGGCTACAGCATGATCTCTACTAATGGAGGCGCAGTGCTAGGCAGTTCAGATGGCATTGAGTCTATGGGCGAGTTCGTTGCGAATGATGGAGATGTTACATTCTTATCAGCAGGTAATAACAAAATATTTAAAGGCACTTCTACTTTGGTAGATGCCACACCTTCGTCTTATACGATTAGTGCTAACAACTGGAAGTTTGTATCTTTCAATGATCACATGTATATGTTCCAACGTGGTCAAGAACCGTTACTGTACTCGGATCACGCAGGGACTGTGGATAAGATGTCTGCTCATACACACGCCACAGGCACACCACCACAAGGCAATGAGTGTCTAGCAGCGTTCGGTAGGTTATGGGTAGCAGACTTTACAAATAATAAGTCTACGATTTACTGGTCTGATCTGTTAGACGGCACAGCGTGGTCAGGAGGCTCTACAGGCTCGATAGACATCACGACTGTATGGCCTACAGGGTACGATACAATCGTTGCCCTTGCAGCTCACAATGGATTCCTAGTGATATTCGGCAGGAACTCTATTGTGATATACGAGGGAGCGGAAAGCCCTGCCAACATGACCCTCGCGGATACTATCTCTAATGTGGGTTGTGTGTCGCGAGATGCAGTGGTATCTACAGGTAAAGACTTAATCTTTCTTGATGACTCTGGTGTTAGAAGCCTAGCCAGAACCATTCAAGAGAAGTCAGCCCCTATCGGTGACATCTCTAAAAACGTAAACAACGACATCAAGTCTCTCTTCGCGGGAGAAACAGGCAATATTAGCCTACACTACTCGCCTCGTGAGGCGTTTGTGTTACTGAACTTCCCAAATCTAGCTGTAGTATACTGCTTTGATACGCGCTTCCCCTTACAGGATGGGAGCTTTAGGGCTACAACATGGTCGCATATCAATCCTTTAATCTTTGCTAACACCTCAACCGAGGCTGTATACATTGGCAATAGCACGGGGATTGCTCAATACACAGGATTCCAAGATGGAACAACAGGTTATCTTCTTAGCTACTTTAGTCATCCTCTTAGCTTTGGCGATACATCTAACCTAAAGTTTTTGAAGAAGATTAACCTCACTACCTTTGATGGCGCTGAGGCTATAGTAGTTCTAAACTGGGCATACGATTACTCTGGGGCTTACAAGAAGCAAGCGTATACCTTGCCTAAGTCCAATGTCGGACAATACAATATCTCAGAATTTAACACAGAGGCAGAGTATTCTTCCTCTATTGCATTGATAACGCGAAAGAAAATTAATACGTCAGGTCAGGGTACGGTAGTAGCCGTTGGCGTAGAGACCACAGTTGATGGCAAGACAATTGCCTTGCAAGAAATTAATATTCAAGCCCTTATGGGAAGGATTGTGTAATGTCTAACTACACGAAGATAACAAACTTCGCAGCCAAGGATACTTTGGTTAGTGGCAACCCCGCTAAAGTAATCAAAGGCTCTGAGGTAGGGGCTGAGTATGATGCAATTGCTGTCGCAGTAAACAGCAAGTCTAACTCTGCGTCTCCTACATTCACAGGAACGGTAACCGCAGCTAATCTAACCGTTAGTGGTACGTCTACGTTCAGCATTATTGATGGAGGTACTTACTAATGGAATGGCTTCAAAAATATTTAGGTGGTGGAACGGGTACTCTCCTCGCGGGATTAGGTGGAGCGGCTGCACAAAATCAAATCATTAAAGACATTGAAGGCATGGGGGCAACTGACCTGCGCACTGTCTACGGTGATCGCCCTCCCGAGGCCGCGAGTGGCGGCTTGATGGGTGAGATTGGTCGTCAGTCTACCTTCAAACCGTTTGGTGTTACAACTCCTACAGGAGCAAGAGCTACCTTTGGCTCTACGGGCAACCTAGACACCATGCTTAGCCCAACCGAGCAAGCGTTACAAGAGCAGATGCTAGGCTTTGGTACTCGTGCATTTGGCATGCTAGATGATCCTGCTGCAAGAGCCGCAGAGCAAGCTAATGTAATAGGCATGCTCACGCAAGACCCTACACAAAGGGCTGCGCGAGAGCAGGAGATCATGGGCAACCTCACAGCCCTGCAAGCACCTGAGCAGGAGCGTCAGCGTCTAGCCCTTGAGGAGCGTTTATTTGGGCAGGGAAGGACAGGTGTCCGCACAGGTATGTTTGGTGGTACGCCTGAGCAACTAGCCCTTGAGAAGGCCATACAGGAGCAGCAAGCAGGTTCTGCATTAACAGCGATGGAACAGGCTCGAGCAGAGCAAGCGTTAACGTCACAGCAGACTCTTGCAGGATTAGGTGAGACACGTTCAAGGCTAGGGTTGTTAGGTGATCTAGGACTACAATCTATCCCTGCCGCTTACCAAGGACAAAACCAACTCCTCGCGAACTTAGCTCCGGGATTACAAGCATCGCAGATTGGCGCAGGTCTACAGGCTACAGGCTTAGGTATAGGCGCAGGACTAGCCGAGTCTACGCTTGAGACACAGCTTGGCTATCAAGGTCTTGCAGCAGCATTGCGTCAGCAGCAGTTCCAAGGTCTGTTTGATTTGTTGAAGGGTGAGCAAGCCGCCGCAGCAGCGCCTACTAGTGGCTATACAGGCGCACCGGTAAATGCTTCAACAGGAACTTCATTAAATGCGTATGTTGATTCTTATATTTCCGCCGGAATGGATGCTAAAAGCGCGGCAGAGCAAGCTATGCGCGACCTTGGCATAATGACATAACAGGAGCTATACAATGGTTTTTAATATAAACACACTCTTCGCGGATATCATTGATACTCCTGAGCAGCGTCAGCAGAAGTTACTACAGCAGGGCATGGCTCAAGGTCAGCTACTAGCATCAGGCCTACAAGGCAGAGCTAGAGCCGCAGCTCCTCTTGCTCAGATGGCAGGTCAGCTAGGTGTACAGCGCAACGAAGACTTGCGCCGTGGTGTACAGCCTATGCTTGGGATTGATCCAAGGACTACTGGTGAGAAGCTGCAAGAAGCGTTGAGCAAAGTAGATACCTCTACTCCTGCGGGCATGCTACAAGCGGCAAACATGGTGCAATCTATAGACCCGCTTCGCGCTGCTACTTTGCGTCAAGAAGCCGCGAGATTAAGAACTGAAGCAGAAGACAGAGACCTTACTCGAAGAACGCAAGAAGCAAGTCTGCGCGCCTCTGGTCTGCAAGAAGCCAGTGCTGCCCTGCAAATCTCTGAAAGAGGTCAGGCTGTTATTGATGCGCAGAACTACCGAGAAAACTTGCCTACATTGGCAGATGCAGTCCGAAATCTCGGCGCGGAGTACGAAGCCATAGCCACTGGTATCGAGAGTGGAGTGCTTGATCCAAAAGACGGAATGCGTGACGTTGCTTCTATCCAGTCTGCACAGTTTAGAGCAACACCTAAATCAGAATTTAAACCAATCCCTAAAGGCGAACAAGATAGTTACTTAGAGTTAGCTCGGGAGCGGCCAGAGTTAAGATCGCTACTAAAAAAAGGATTTCTTGGCGGAGCGGCTGATGTAAGTGAGGCAAGGTTCTTAGAGCTTGCGGGAAAATTTAGGTCAATGCCTTCAAACGTAAATAAAACGCCAAGCGAAATTATAGATTTAGTTCAAGCATCTATTATCACAGGTACTGGTGCAGACTTATTAGAAGTAGATATTGAAGAGATGGCGCAAGATATAGCAGGAGAGTCTTCATTAAACGACAATCCTGAAGCCGCAGAAGCAGCGGCTCAAGCGGCTGCTGCTCAATTAGCAGGGACTGCACCTGCTTCTCCTCAGTTCCCTGACACGATTAGTAAAGAGGATGCCGCTAAGTTAGATGAAGTTCCTGTAGGTTACACACAAATGAGCAGCGGCTTGTTAAAACTAACCAATTTAAACGCAGCTCAGCAAAACGTAACAGATCAAAACAATGCAGCGATTCAAAAGCTAGTGGTTGAAGAATACGCAAGAATTAAACCTAAAGGCTCTGCGTTCGATTCGGCGGCAATGTCACAAGCTAGACAGAATGTAATGGCTCGTCAACAATAGTGGTGAACTAATGGCAGATTTATCTACACTCAGCACAGCCGACCTTGAGCTTATTGCTGCTAAAAAGTTTGATGAGATATCTCCCGAAGCGCAAGCAGTTTTAAATATTAGCTTCCCATCAAAAGAGCCGTCTGCATTTGATAAGTTTGCTTATGCCTACGAATCTGCTGACACAGACCTTGGCAACGCTTTAACGTATCTTGCAAGCGAATTTCCAATGGGAAAGATAGGGATCAACCTTCGCGAAGGTCTGACTTATACGCCGCCAGAAGAAATTTATGGCAAGCAATACATGAACTCTTCGCCCGATGTTAGGCGAAGGGTAATGGAGCGGACAAAAGAAATTCAACTCCAACAAAAATATCCCGAAGCATCTCAGCAAGAAGGCATGGGTGGCGCAGCGGGTATTGCAGGTACGATCATTGGCTCGTTAATGAGTCCTACTACTTTAATTCCTATATCTAAGGCTTATCAAGGATACAAAGGTCTCGCCGCAGTAGGAGCTGCGTTTGGCGCAGAGTACAGCGCACTAGAACAACTTGCCAAAACCGGAGAAGTAAACCCACAGGAGCTTGCATCTGCTGCTGCGCTTGGGGCAATTGCTACCCCCGCAACATCTGCTGTAATTAAAACGCTTACACCTGCTACGCGAAAAGCGTTAATCAAAAGAAACTCGCCAGAAGCAAAAACAAAAGCAGACAAACAGTTTGATGACATTGAGGAAATTGTTTTTGAACAGCGAGCCGCAGGGGTTGAAAGCCTAGATGAAATAAATACAACCGTTCAAAACAGGCTAGGCATTGATCAAGAACAGCTTGACGAAATTTTAATCTTGTCTGACAGAAAGCTACAAGTTCCATCAGTTGAAAATGCCAACATGGTTGTTGAGGCTAGGGCGGCAAACATTGCGCCATCAGCGGCAGCAGGAATGTCTAAGACGGCAGAAAACTTTTTAGGAGTTATATCTACTGGCGTTAAAAACATTAGCCCTAAAGCGCATTCTCTATTAGTAAAGACTGACTATAATATTGCCACAGATTCGTCAAAGTATTTAGAGCAAGTCAAACCCTTGACACAGGTCTTGGACAAGATGAGCAAAACAGATGCTCGCTCTGTGGCAAGAGACCTAGCAAACGGCGAGTTTGATAACGCTGTTTCTAAGATGAGCAGGTACGATACTAATAGCGCAGAGTACATGGAAGCTGCCAGAGAAACGCTAGGGGCTATTCACAAAAGATTGACCACAGAGGCAGGGTATGAAGACCTTGGTTATATAGAAAATTATTTTCCTCGTCAGTTAAAAGATTACAAAGAGTTTCTTAAATCAATTAACGCTACAGATAAAAGCCAAATTGACAGAGCCTTCGCGGCAAAAGCAAAATCACTAGGACTGAAATCAGCAGATGACCTTGGTTCTGGAGACAGGATTGATATTATTAATCAGGTCATGCGCGGAAGAAAGCCAATTGTGGTAGACGCAAAGCCCGGATTTACTGGGCAGCGTACTGTAGCAAAGATTGACGATAGACTTATAGAACAATACCAAGACCCTAAGACGGCGTTAAATTCTTACATAATGAAATCTGTTAACGATCTGCACAAGAGAAAGTTTTTTGGCAGAGGCAATAGTGTAAAAGATACAGGCGTTCAAGAAATGAACCTTGGAAATTCTATAGGTGGATACTTGGATGACGCTGTCGCGAAAGGCGAGATGGCTGCTGACGACATGGGCAGAATGGCAGAACTTCTTGAGGCAAGGTTTGGTTTAGGCGAAGCAAGTGCAAACAAAATCAATCAAGCGTTTAGAAATATAGGCTATTTAACTACACTTGGAAATCCCTTTTCTGCTTTAACACAGATTGGCGATATTGGAATGTCTGCTTATATCAATGGCTTTAGGCATACAATTGCTTCTATTCTTGGCAGGAAAAATGTAGATATTGCTGATCTTGGTTTGGACAAGGTTATTGGTCAAGAGCTTGCTACTGTAGGCAAGACTGCAAAATTGTTAGACAAAACTCTTGGCGCTGTAGGATTTAAAGCCATTGATAAGCTAGGCAAAAACACTTTAATCAATTCATCTTTTAGAAAATTCAAAGGCATGTCCAATAACGCAGACGGCGTAGAGTCATTGCGCAAAAAGTACGGAGTCATGCTTGGTGATGAATTCAAAAACACAATGAGCGATCTTCGTGCAGGAAACATTACCGAAAATGTAAAGCTAATGTTATTTAACGAGCTGTCAGGAGTACAGCCTATTAGTCTTTCTGAAATGCCATTAAACTATTTACGCAACCCCAACGGCAGAATCTTCTACTCGTTAAAAACATTTGCAATTAAACAGCTAGACGTAATGCGCAGAGATATTGTGCAAGAAATTAAATCTGGCAACAAAGCCGAGGGCGTTAAAAACTTAGTAGCTTATATGACAATTATCCCGATGATGGGAGCAACTGTTGAAGAAGCTAAAGACATGCTGCGCGGCCAAGGTGGGTCAGTTGATGACATACCGGATAACTACATTGACAACTTGTTTAAAGTCTTTGGTGGTAGCCAGTACGTCATGGACAAATATGTTGGCAAAGGCCAGATAGGCACTGCGGTGGGGGAGATTATCGCTCCGCCTACAGATTGGATTAACGCGATAAGTGAAGATGTTTGGAAGGTTGCTTCTGGCGAGTTTGTAGGTAGCGACTCCAAAATGATGCGAGAGCTACCTATCATCGGCAAAGTCTGGTACAACTTCTTTGGCGGAGGGCTAGAAAAAGCAATGGAGTTTGAACAAAAGCAGCGTCTCAACTAAAACTTCGGGACGCGCCTCTCGCTCATCTGGGCGAGGGGTTCTTCCTTAACCTCGTTCTCAATCAAGAAGTCGCAGAAGTGTTTTATCTTGCGCAGGTCTTCTATCCCACCCTTGTCTCTCCACCGAGAGATGTACTTGATGATAGCCCCCTCACAGAACTGCATCTCATTTGCGAGGATGTATTCAATAGGTTGAATCTTTAGCTTCTGGTAGTGGTCACCCGCTACTTGATGGTCTGTTGCGCTCAATGTAGTAACTCCTCGCTATCATGTTTATCTTCAATGAACTGCATGAAGTGTTTCTTCATGAACTCATTCTTGTTTACGAACTCGGTTAGGTCTTCAAGCATCAAAGCTATTGTGCCTATGACATCACGGTCATGACCCTCAAGGGTTTGCACCATGTCGTTGATCCACTCATAAGCCTCGTCAGAGGACACCATCTCAATATAGATTTCTTCGTCCATCTTTTACATCCTTACGGTTAATGAGTCCATAGATCTTAGCTTTTCTATGGGTATATAGTGGTTAATATTACCCCTACCAAAGTCGCGAGGGGTAATTGCTAGCAATTCTTTCCCCCAAGCCCACCCGACCAAGTGTACTTTCTCATCATCGTACATCGCGAGAACGTATATGTCGGCTTTAACCGTGCCTTGCTTGACGAATAGATTCTTAGCGTTCGGCGTCTTCACTGTTGTCTTTACATCTACCGTAAACTTTAGCGGAATTGTGAAGTCGTAACCATCATCGCCTGAAATCTTTTCTTTTAGGTCTGCTGCATAGCCGTACATCAAAGCAAAGTACAGCTCGCCCATCATGCCGATTGGGTCTTGGTCTGCCACCAAAGCTTTCTGTTCGGTGTGTGGGTTGTGTAGATTCTTGCGAGCATTGCCATGCGTCTTGGCTAACTCAGCAACAGCCTGATAGAAATTCATGTAATCCTCCCCTCGTGTTTACGGATAAGCTCAGTAAACCCTGCCAACAGTTGCTCGTAGTCTGCCTTGTATCTCTTAACAGGGGACGACTTTTTTGAAATCATGTCCTTGACAAAGTCCCTGCCGTACATGTCTTCCATCCACATAGTATACTCTTGAGCAGCAGAACCATGCCTCATACCCCACATGTTGCACCCTGCACATTGAGGATGGATGTTCTCTATCTCTAATGCCCAGTACGATGAGTTACCCTTGGGTATGAAATGCCCCCCTTGCATGTCCTTGTAGTGCTTTGTAACGCCGCAGGAGACACAGCTACAGTACCCTTGATCATCTGCCGCAGCTATCCTCGCGAGCTTCTGTATAGCCCTATAGCACTCCTGCTTTAGCTGTGCTGAGGTCTTAGTCTTTGGTCTAGACTTGCGTTTTTTTCGCCTATCGGTCGCTCTTGGCATCCCAGTTTCTCTCGTGAAGCAATGCAAACATGGTTTTCTCTGCTCGGATCTGGCTCGCCGTATTCATTTTATCGTAGCGCAGCTTGAGTAGAGCGAGGCTAAACAGCTTCGACATGACAGAGTATGTCTTAGATACAGCCTTCACATCTTCTGGTGGATCGTACTGTGGTTGATCATTCATGATTCTCTAGCCTCAAATGCACCTAGTTATAAAAGATATGCCGACCAATCTTGCGGCTGATGTTTAGGCTTTTTATCCAGTAGGGTTGAACGTCATCTCTGTGATAGTAGGTAGCACCACTGGTTATGTCAACGAGATTAGGCCAATTTACCGCGATACTGAGGGCTAAAGTGTATGCCCCTTGGTCTACTATTACTTCTGGCTTACCATCGCAGTAATAGCTGAAATGACACTGATTTCGGAGCATATGACCCATCCGTGACCTGCCTTGTTGGACGACTTCGCAGGGTGTATCGGGAAACTTAGGAGATTCCACTCTGTTTATGATGGTATTAGCTACTGCGACCTGCCCATCTAAGGGTTCAGACCTAGCCTCGAAGTAAATTGCCATAGCGATACAAGTGATCTCAAGCATCAGGCTTCCTCCCTGCTTTCCTGTGATGAAACCCTACCTCGATGTGTTTTCGCTTGGGCTTAGGTGCGCCGCCGTGCTTCTTGCGCACCACGAATTTGTCATTGAATAGGAATACATAATACAAAACCCGCTCATCATTCGCGCACCATTCGGCCTCCTCTAAGGCTCGCGCAAAGTCATCAAAGATAATCACTGGCGCTTACTCGGAAACTCAACGAACACTCCGAACTTGTCACTGAGATGTCGGCTCAGTACAGAGTAGGTGTTGTAGTAATCATCCGACCCCACCTTCGCGGTAGAGTCTTCGTTAGCTACGATCTTTTGAATGGGCTTCCAAAGATATTCCTTCACGAGAGATGGTGACCAAGGTATATCCACCTCCTGCTTGATGACTCGCTTCATGTCAAACCCTGAGTCATTCAGCTTCTCGCCTAGTAGTCGGCAGTACACATGCAATGCGTTGTTCTGGGCTGATGTTCTAGTCTTCCCACCCTTGATCTTGAGTGTAAGATACTTCTTCTCCTCGTACATCTGAGTCATCATCTTAATGAAGGCTTCAAGCGAACGCCTGTCATCTACCACCCAGAAATCCCCCTGATTTATATCAGTCATTTCTTCCCCCTCTGACCGAAGCGAGCATCGAACCGCTGCTTCTCTGTTAGTATATGATTGGAGTAGGTGCAGGGAGGTAGGTGTCTAACTTGCCCGCCCTTGCCGAAGAACAACTCCAAGTCTTTTTCTAATTTCTCTCTAACTTGTTGGTTCGTCTGTGTCACCGTCAGCATACTCTTCTCCTATTTTAAATAAATCATCCATGCTCATGCCAAGCGCGTCACATATCTGTTTGTAGCGTTTAACCTGCATACCCTGTTGAGTCAAAGCGTGAGAGTAATTGGCTGCACTCACGCCTATTTGCTGCGCTACCCTGATGTGCTTGATGTTCTTAATGGCATGTGCGCATCTAATTGCTTGGCCTATGTGCATACTTCCTCCAAGGATAAGGGGGCTTGCGCCCCCAATAAATTAAAATGGCATATCTTCTAAAGCAACATCCACCTTTGGTGCAGGTGCAGACTGAGCATCCTTCGGCTTAACCGACAGGCTCATGTACTTCTTGCCGTTCTTCGATTCCTTAAGCCAAGAGTTCAGCCAGTATTCCTGACCGCCTACATTGATCGTTCCATTGTAGTCAGCGTGTGTCTCAATCTCTTTGCGCTCGTTCTTGAACAGTGCGCCACGGTTTGTATCATCGTAATCACTCATCACATTCTCCTACTGAAAGTATTGGTTAACATCTTGTTTGATTTTTAACGCTGCATTGGTTACATGTTCTGCCAATGCTGCTATGTACTCCTCATCGCGTTCAACACGAACGATCAAAGGTTTCATGGTCTGGTGATAGGACATGAAGTCCCACCACTGACGGCCTGTAATCCACAAGCACCCCATGATCTGCTGCAAGTGCTTAGAAGGTACTACTCCTGCCTTCACCCACTCAACATGCGTAGCAGGGGCAGGGCATTTGATTTCCAAACCACCCTCACCATCCTCCCCCACTAATCCGTCTGGCGAACAACCTGCGTTAACAGTGTCGTGCAAACAGAATCCCACTTCCTGAACAGTTTGACCTGTCAGGGCTTCGTACAATTCACGGGCATCTGGTTCTAACTCAGTGCCTCGCTTCATGTGTTCGTTGACGTAGACAAATGTAGTCTCGCCTGTTAACTCTTCAGCGACTAGCTGATTGATGTAAGCCTCTACCTGTGTGGACTTACCCCCTTTGCCAGTGACTATCTTAGAAAACTGTGAGGCTGACGGTACGCCTAGCCTAGCTGACAGCCACTCCTGACTGCCCTGTTCGCAATCTATTATTCTCATGCGTCCTCCATAGTTTGTTAGTTAGGTCTATTAGATCCTTGCAAGGCTTGCAGAACGGGTAGTAATTTGGCTCTACCCATTGACTGCAAGTCCCGCATCGTACATCCCTTCTCATTAGAAGAAATCTGGCGCAGACTGTTTCGCTGCAGGATGTGAAGGGTGCTTAGGCTTAGTGGATGCAGCGTTGCCATCGTCATCCTCGGCAGGGATACCTGCGATAGACTGTAAAGCGTACCGTCTAGCGTACGTTATAGCTGAACCCGCACCGTGCGCATCTAGTTTACCTAGAGGGATTAAAAACTCCTGCTCTAGCCACTCACCGGATAAGTGCATAAGGCGTGTAGATACTCCAATCCCACCCTGCCCATTAACAGGGAACTGGACGTAGCTCAGGCCATGCTTCGCGAATGGGGCTTTGACTGCTTGTATGACCGCACCTAGATCAGCGTAGCTAGACTTAAAGAATGGATTGGATGAGCCTTTGACTGCTGCGCCCATCTCGCCCTGTGCAGCAGCCATCGCGGCTGCTAGGTTTGCTATTGATTCAGATTGTTTCATCTTCATCCCCCTCCTCATCTAACAGTGTGTCTAATACATCATCAATCACACCTTTTGTTAGCTGCGCCATGCCCACTATTGTGGGGTACTTTGCTAAGGCGTCTGCATCTTCTTCGATCCTTCTGCACTCTATTTGCGTGTTGAGTAATGATGAGAAGAGTATCTGAGCTTTCTTAGTGTCTACAATTAATTTCATGAAACCCCCTAGAAATATGCTTGTTCGTGCATGTCATCGCGAATGCTGTGCATGACCTGCTCAGTAGTCGCATACTCGTGACCGTACACAGCTAGTGCAGTCTCAGCTATGCCAATCTCGCGAGTGGCGACATCCCGAATGAAAGACAGGACAGCCTCGCGCATCTCACCCCTGAAAATGACAGAGTAAGTAAGCGTGTCAGCTTTGTTTGTAATTAACTTATGGATGCAGCCGCGCAGGACTTCGGGGTCGGCGTGATAGAGCATAATGTCACACAGATACTCATTCGCATCTGCGTCATGCAGGACAGAGAAGATCATCTGATCGATGTCAGCTAGTGGGACTACGTCCCAATCTATGTCACCGTCAATAAGATATTGTGTTGCGGTTGTTGGCTCAGCGAGCCACTCTTTAATGTATTTCATATCATCCTCCTCAGAATGTGTAGTCATCGTAATCTATATTAAATGTCCTTGTCAACAATTGTGTCGAAATAAAACCTGCGAGGCCGATCCTCCTGCTCGGTTAGCTGTAAGCTGTTATCATGGAAGTAAAAATTGTATGTGCCTTCCCATCCACCGCTGTGTCTTTGCTTAGCCACGATGAGTTTCTGGTCTTTGTGTTTGGATAAATATTCCTGCTGCTTCTCATCTAGTTCGGTCAGTTTGGCTAATTCCTTGAGCTGTTTTCTCTTGGGATTAGACGCCGTCAGAATCACATTATCTGCCATGTCCGATAAGGTGCTAGCACCGCGAATGGAATACTTGTCGGGTATCCAGTTGTCATCTGCCTGTGGCGGCTTCCGAATGTGCGCGACTAGCACGATGCCAACGTCTAGTGTCTTCGCGCAATGCTGTAGCTTGTTCACGAACTCGGTCTCGGCAGAGTAATCCTGAAAGCCCGTGCCACATTTCGCGAGGGAGTCAACAAACACATACTTGCAGCCCAATTCTCTCGCGCAGTAGGTGATAATCGCCAAGACCCTCTCTGGCTTAACTGTGTCTAATTGATCAAAAATCACTAGGTTTTGGTCAACGAACTCGCTAAATTCAGAAATGAAGTTCTCCGCAGGGTCGCCATCCTTAGCCCCTGCCGCTTGCATTAACATCCGATACAGGGATTCGCTCGGTTTCATTTCAAGGGACGCGAGGCAGACCTTAGAATGCTTGAGCAGGTGTAGGATTATCTCCCCGCAGATCATTGATTTGCGCGAGGCGTTAGCCCCTGCGAGCAAGGTAAGTTCGCCCTGCCTTAGCCGAAACGTGTCATGAGTTTTAGGCCACGGAAACTTAGCGCCCCATATCTTTTGGCCTTTGGATCGCTCGACTACCTCATCATGCCACCTGCCCGCCGAGTGAATCTGCGATGCTTCCATCATGCCAGTGAGTTCAAGGTATTGGTCTAGCTCTAGTCCTTGGGGCAGCTTCATAGCTCCACCCCCCATGATGCTTCGCGAGTAGGGGTCTGCTCTTGCCTACGCTTCTCCCATGTAACCACACAGGCTTTCCATGATTTCATTCTGTCTTTGCCGATCTTCCACCCGCGCGCTTCATAGAACGCGATGAACATTTCGGGATCAATGCCGTTGCTGCGCGAGTCACAATACGCCCTCACTTCCTCAACTGTCGGCGGTATAGATTGTTCTTTGTTTACTTGTATAGTTGTTGCCCTTTGCTTAACGGTAGCCTGACTCTTGCCTGACGGTTGCTTGCCCACATCTTGGTACTGACTGTAGTTAGTTATTGAAATGATTGAGAATTTATTGGTGATTTGCTTGTCAATCATGTCATCGGATTCAAACCAATTTAAGTACTTTCGCAGACGCCGTATTGAGATATTTAATCTGGCACTCGCGGCCTTCAAACCGAAGACCAATTGACCCCGCTTTATGGTGAGCATTTGCCCATTAAACGCTGTCGCTTTATCCGTTAAGGACGCAGCCATCAGTAGATACAGCCATAGTTTTAAAGCTTCAGGCTCTTGCCACAGGAAATTATCCTGTATCGCCCTATCTAATCTAATCCATCCGTTCATTTTATCCCCCTCGCGCTGTTAACTATCCGCTGAGCATTGTAGATATCTGCCCGATCCTTCTCAGTAAATGCTACCCCCTCGCGAGACCAGACTGGTACTAATTCTAGCAGCCACTCAGCAGACTTCACCTGCTCGCGCGTATGGCTTTTAAATTTAGGGGTATAGTCACCCCTATCCTTTGGGTAGATATCCCGCCACGCAAGCCCTACGGCCTTTAGAATGGACTCGGCGCTACAGTCCTGCGCAAAGCAGTGTAGTAGCACCCTATCATCTGCCTCGCGGTATAGAATGCTAAGTGAGTGAGACTTGTCATCGTGCGCAGGACACAATGCCATAGCCTTGTTACCCTTGCTCCTAACCTGCTCTAATTTGCTACAGACTAAATCGAAATCAGCCATAATTTCCCCCTTGCGTTACAGGGAGAGAGCGGATAACCTGCCCGTGATCGCGCAATGCATCCTCCTCCCCCTTGTAGGTGTGATCAGTCCCCCTTCGGGGGGACACTTAATTTAAATCCTATCTAGGATAGTCGCGACCCTATCTAGGATCGCAGTCTACCGTTAACCCCTTGTAGTTAGGCCATCCATAGGCCATCTCGGTTTCAATCCCTAAGCATACCATCTCAGCATAAAGCTTAGACTCCCTCGCCTCTAGCACCTCGCTCGGTTCAAGCAAAGCACCAAGGGCGAATGAGCTTATAACAGCCGCCCCGACAAGTATACATTTCAGCCAAAAATTTTCTGCCTCTATATTTCTGCGATTATTTCTCATGCCATCACCTCCTTTGCGCTCTCTTTTGCCCTTGCTACTTCGCTCGGTGTACACATCTCGGCTATTTCGTGCGCGAGTTTAAGCGCATCCCCTAGCCTATGTTCTGGCGCTGTCACGCATAGTACTAGCGCCTTGGTGAGTGCTGTTTCGTGTGTCATATATCCCCCATGACGCAATGGCTGATTAATTCTTGGTCTACTTCATCCTCGCGAGCAATTCTGATAAAATGGATTTCTTCACTCACCATGCTGGCATAGTGAAAATAATGATCCTCTCTTGCTTGAGCAATCGCATCCTCTTCGGATACCGCCTCGAAATAGGTGACTTCATCCCATACTTGCGCCTTTCGGCTGATTACTGGATAAGTTTTCATTTGATCCCCCTTATTTAACTGCCGCGATTAGTCCATCGCGCATAGTGACATTAGCGAAAAACTCGCGCCCCTTGCCCGTAATGTGCGGACGATTCGCCCCTGTTAGCACGCCATCGCGCCTGTATTCTTCGCCGAAAATACTGGTTTCGATATAGTCTAGACGTTGTCCGACTTGCTCTTTTAATACTTTTTTACTTGGATAATTAAATACTAGCATGGTGCTTTCCCCTTATAGATAACCTAATTTAATTGCATTTTCGTCATATACCGCGATCTTAGCGAGGCCAGTACGCGCCTCAATTTCGACTGTGTACTTCCATTCGGGATCTGATTTGCGGCAATCGGAGGCCGCATCAATCGCTTGGTCGTAAGGTAATATGGTTGGATCGTTTTCGTTTATTAGCATTGTTTCGCCCTCGTTTTTAACTCCATTACAGCATAGTAGAATTCATCCCAATACTGCCCCGCTTTCGGATTGCCTATTGTTTCGCCTATTGTTGCCGCTTGGTAGGCATCACCCTTGATATACTCTAGCGATTCTACGGGCAATCCCTTAAAGCGCTTGATTGTTTCGCTATGCCAATTGCTCATAGTTAACCCCCCATTAATAGTTTTTTAATATATTTTACCGACTTGCCCGATAGTCTAGACAATTGTTCAAGCGTTAGATTGCTAGTGTCGAACCGATCAATAATTTCGTTGTCGCTCATAGTGTTAACCCCTTGCAATAATATTAGCGTTATTGGTGCGCGATCCGTGAGCAGGGAATGCCACCACCGAATCGCGATTACTTACTGAACAAAGCTTACAAGTCGCGCACGTTACCTCGTCCTTGTATGTAGCAGGACAAGTTATAAACTTAACCCCTTGAATCGTGCGCGTATCGTTCCCGTGATCACTTGGGACGACAGCCGCGATAGGCAGATTGTGGCGCTTCAATTTGATCGCGTGATCAATTGTGTTAGCGGATAAGTTAACCGTAAACCCCTTAGAATTAGCGGATCGAATCGCCTTAATGTTGTGGGCATTGTCGCGGTAATGGGTATATGTAAATCCCCGCTTGCCAGTGTTAGCGGTCGCAAGTAGATCTAAGGCGCGAGAGTCTAGGTTTTCGCTATCCTTGCCATCTGGCATTAAATCCCCTGCTACGTTATGCCTCCATAAAGTTTTGGCCTTAAGCTTGCCGATATTGTCTAGAAAATCGGCGTATTTAGCGCCTCGCTCGCCGCGAGAGACTTTATCCCAATTGAGGCGAGTGTAATAACCCGCTTCGGCGTAACATCCGTTAACCCCTGCATAAGGGCATGCCTTAGGGCAAGTATCTCTCGCGCTTGTGGTGCAAGGTATCGCGCCTATTTTTGTATTAGATGATTTCTTAACGAATTGTATGTTCACGGTTTATTCCCCCTCGCCTTTATAGTTAAATCTTGCTATCGAACCATCTGGAAAGGTAACGACTGTTATTTCGTCATAAATCTCACCGGCTGTTGAAAATTGACGCATAACCGTTTCGACAGCAGCGGTCGCGCAAAAATCACGCGCTATGCTGTCGTGCGTTTCCCATTTAAAGTCGCGCCCATTATCGTGCGCCCAATCGTAAAATTTTGTCGCTAACATGGTTTATCCCCTTAAGTGTGTGATTATGTTAGAATTGTCTCGCGTCTATGATTCGTTCGGCTGTGTTCTCTACGCTGTAGGACTGTGCAACAAAGCCGCCTCCAAAGTCTTTGCCGCGATAGACTCGAAAGCCGATAGAATTCGCAATCTTCTTTGCCGTGTCGTAATCCTTGCCGAACGCAAGCCAGTGGATAACATAGCGCGGATTGCCGTTAGCATCGTTTCTGACTCGATACATATCGTAGCCAAGCGCGTCTTGTGTCTTGTAATCTAAGTGTGCCTTGTAGTTCATAGTTATTCCCCTTGTTTAGATTGCGCCCCGTAGGGCGCGTGATTGTTTTCATTTAAAATTCGTTATCTAGTAGCGCAATAACCTTCTCTTTATCTCGCTCTAATAGAGCATTTACAATACCTTCATCTTCAATAGCGAGGCTAGGCGCTATCATTCTTTTTTCGCATTCTGCAATAAATTCTAATTCTGTCATGGTCTTCCTCTCTTGTGTGTATTGCGTTGTCGTAGAATACAATGCATTGCCCGTGCCAACTTTTCAAAGTCCAGTGTTTACGGGGCTTGTAGCGAATGTACTGTGTATGCATACAGTGTTGAGAGTGTTACTGTGTTACCGAATAGTGTTACCGTGTTACCGTAGATGTGTTACCGAATCACTCAACAATTCATCTGGATTTTGTATCAGTGTGTATCGATTTGAGAATCGTGTGTATAGGGATGCTATTGGCTATTGGCTGCTATGCCTCCCTTCACTCTCGCCGCATGGATTTGCTCGCGCCTAGATAAGCCTCGCGTGCGCGCGATAACAGCTCGCGTGCGTGCGCGTATAAACAGACGGGG